AAACAAAAGCAATACAACACTCATAAGCGGTGGTAATGGCAGCGGCAAATCTACAGTGCTGGATGCCATCGTTTTTGCTTTGTATGGTAAGCCGTTTAGAAAAATCAATAAGCCGCAGCTTATCAACTCTATCAATCAGAAAGATATGATTGTAGAGATTGAATTCAATATTGGTTCTAATCATTTTATGGTTCGTCGTGGTATTAAACCCGGTATCTTTGAAATCTTTAAGAATGGTTCTCTTGTTGACCAAGAGTCTGCTACTCGTGATTATCAATTATATCTAGAACAAAACATTTTGAATCTTAATTACAAATCTTTTAATCAAATCGTTATTCTAGGAAGCGCTACATATGTTCCTTTCATGGAACTACCAGCTCAAGCTCGTCGAGAAATCATCGAGGATCTTCTTGATATTCAAGTCTTTAGTACTATGAATACACTTCTCAAGGAAAAGATTTCTACGAACAAAGGTTCTATTACTGAGAACTCTTATCAAAAAGATCTAGCCGAATCTAAACTTGAATCAGCTAAAGAGCATAACGAGTCTATTCGTAAAATTCGTGAAGACGAAGTGAATAAGATTAAAGAAAAGATGAGTGAACACATCACCAAGATTGAAGGTGAACAGGTTGCTATTAGCCAAACACAAGACACAATTGAAGAGCTCATCAAGACGATCGAAGATAAAACAACTGTAAAATCTAAACATGAGAAAGCAAAAACTCTTGTTATGGAATTGCAAACAACTCTTAATAGTCATATGAAAGAACTTGCTTTCTATCATGATAACGATAGTTGCCCTACCTGTAAGCAAGGTATCGCCCACGACTTTAAAGAGAATGTTGTTACCTTAAAAGGTAAAAAGATTGATGAACTTGAGAATGGTCTTACAGATTTATCTAATAAGGTAAAAGAGTACAGCAATCGTATCGACGAGATTTCAAAAGTAGAAGACGAGATCAATGCGTTGAACCTGAAGATTGGTGACCATAGAGCAACTATTAAGGTCTCAAAGGGTGCTCTGCTTTCATTTAAGAATGAACTGACACGGGCTGAAGAAGAAGTAGAAGCTATTGATACCTCGAAGCTTAAAGAACTGGAAAAGCAACTCAAGCTTATCGAGAAAGATCAGACAGAACTCTACAACCACAAAGAAGTTTTGAATGTCGTAGCTACGATGTTAAAAGATGGTGGTATCAAAACAAAAATCATTCGTCAATATATTCCTGTGATGAATAAACTTATCAATAAGTATCTTGCCGCGTTTGATTTGTTTGTTGACTTCCATATTGATGAGAACTTTAACGAGGTGATTAAGTCTCGTTTCCGTGATACGTTCTCGTATTCTTCGTTCTCAGAAGGTGAAAAGCTTCGTATTACTCTTTCTATCATGTTAGCTTGGCGTACAGTTGCTAAGCTGCGTAACTCTGTATCAACAAATCTTCTTGTACTTGACGAGACACTTGATGGTGCTATGGATAGCGTTGGTGTTGAGAACTTGATCGATACACTCCACAATTTGAATTCAGATGATAACATCTTCGTCATTAGTCATCGTGGAGATCAATTTGGTGATAAGTTTGAAAATCATCTTAAATTCCAGAAGGTAAAGAATTTTAGCGAACTAGCAGCATGAGGTGCTTATGCGACACACAGTAGAAGATCTTATACTTAAAATAAATGCCATGAAAGATAAAGCTGTTCTTCTTCATCGAGAACGCAATAGATACAGTGAAATTTCCGGTGAAGAGTACGACAAAATTCACTGTAACCATCTTCTTGATCAAATCCAACAGATGGCCTTAGAGATCGCTATGGATCGCGAAGGTAACGAGATCAAGACAGAAATGGATGAATGGAAAAAATAACTGTTTACAAGTTGATCGTTGTGTGTTATAGTTTGTCTTATATGAAACGTAAGGATTGTCATGTCTAATTTTTATACTAATGTTGAACGTTATGGTAACAGTATCCTATGGCGTGGTTACGAGAATGGCCGTAGGTTCGAACGTAAGGTTCAGTATTCTCCTACTCTCTTCGTGACTTCAAGTGACAAAACTAAAGATACAGGATACAAAACTCTTGTAGGCGGTCTGCCTCTCATCCCGATGAAGCAAGACACCATGAAAGATGCTAAGGAGTTTACCGAGAAGTACAAAGATGTACATGGTATGACTCTTGCTGGTAGTACGAACTACGTAGCGCAGTTTATTCAAGAACATTATCCAAACAATGTCGAATTCGACGTTTCTCTTATCAACATCGCTTCTTTCGATATCGAAGTTGATATCAGCGATGGGTATGCTAACATCAACGAAGCAGATAAAGAAATTACTTCTATCGCTTACAAATCTTCTAAGTCCGACACATATCACCTGCTCGGTCGTAAAGACTATGATAAGTCTAAAACCTTGCTCGATATCGATCCGCAACACATTCAGTTTATGAAATTTGATACAGAAGAAGCTTTGCTCCGTCGCTTCAAGCAAATCTGGACAAATGATTATCCTGATATCGTTACAGGCTGGAACGTTGAGTACTTCGATATTCAATATATCGTTACACGTATGAAAGTTCTGTTCGGTGAAGAGTGGATTAAAGATCTATCTCCGTGGCGCACCATTCGTCAGCAATCTCGAGAATTCTTTGGTAAGCAACAGTCAACTTATGAAATCGGTGGTCTGACTGTTATCGATTACATGGATGCTTTCAAAAAGTTTGGATATAAGTATGGTCCTCAAGAGTCTTACAAGCTCGATCATATCGCTAACGTAGTTCTTGGTGAAAAGAAACTCGACTACTCAGAATATGGTTCTCTTACAGAACTTTACGAAAAGAACCCGCAACTTTACCTCGATTATAACCTTAAAGACACTTGGCTTATCCAGCGTTTTGAAGATGAAACCGGATTGCTTTCTCTTGTTATGACTGTTGCTTATGGTGGTGGCGTAAACTTCTCTGATGCGTTTGGCACGGTGGGTATCTGGGAAACAACCCTTTATCGTCGTCTTGTTAAAACTGGTATAGTACCACCAATTAAAGGTGGTCCTGGTGACCGTGCAGGTGAACTCGTCGGCGGCTTCGTTAAGGATCCTCGAGTTGGTATGCATCCTTGGATTGTATCATTTGACTTGAACTCTCTGTATCCTCACTTGATGCTTCAATACAACATGTCGCCAGAAACATATCTGCCAGATCGTCGTGAATACGTAACACAAGAAATGGTGCTGAACGACAAATATGAAAACAAAGACAAGTCAGTTTCTGTATGTGCAAATGGTGTATGCTTTACAAACCAATTTAAAGGTGTAATCCCAGAGATCATTGATGAATATTATGGCAACCGTAAGATTATCAAAAAGAAAATGCTTGAGGTTGAACAAGCCCTCGAAAACGCTACAGACAAATCTGAAAAAGATAGACTGAAGCGAGAAGCAAACCAGCTCCATAACTCTCAGATGGCTATTAAGATTGCTATGAACTCATTGTATGGTGCAACTGCAAACATCTACTTCCTATACTATATTAACGAGATGGCCGAAGCTATTACAACATCGGGTCAGCTCTCGATTCGTTATGCTGAAAAGTCGGTCAATAACTATTTGAATAAAGTCTTAAAGACCGAAGGTAAAGACTACATCATCTATATCGATACCGATTCTATCTACGTGGACATGGCTCCTCTTGTAAAAGCTTCATTCGGTACTGTTGATGTTGATCGTGCTAAAGGTGAAGAATTCCTCGATAAGGTTTGTAAGATGAAGATCGAACAGATTATCGAAGAAGGTTATGTAGAACTTGCTCGTAAGATGGGTGCTTATCGCCAAGCTATGGGTATGAAGCGAGAAAAGATTACAGATAAGTCTGTGTTCATCGCTAAGAAGCGTTACATCATGAATACTCTTAACTCAGAAGGTGTTCATTACGAAACACCTAAGATTTCTGTAACTGGTCTTGAGTCTGTCCGTTCTTCTACACCAGAAGTTTGCCGTGATAAATTGAAAGATGCATTCAAAGTTATTATGACACAAGATGAAACAGCTATTCAGTCATTCATCGAAGACTTCCGCCAAAAATTCTACAAGCTTCCACCAGAAGACATCGGTCGTAACTCTGGCACCGATAACATTGACAAGTATCGTGATCGCAATACTCTATACAAGAGAGGTTGCCCGATGCATGTTCGTGGTGCTATTCTATATAATCATCATCTTAAAGAAAAAGGTCTTGATAAGAAGTTCGTATCGATCACGTCTGGTGACAAGATTAAATTCGTGTATCTCAAAGTTCCAAACCCAATTCGTGAAAACATCATCTCTTTCACTGGTGTTCTTCCAGCTGAATTTGGTTTGAACCAATACGTTGATTACGAAACACAATTCGAAAAAGTATTCCTCAGCCCTCTAGAATCTATCCTCGAAGCTATCGGTTGGTCTGCGGTAAAAGTTAACACACTTGAAGATTTCTTTATCTAAGGAGATATAAATGGACGCCGAAACTAGACTGCAGAGACTTAAATCTATAAAAACTCAACATGAAAAGCAACATGAGATTGTTGAAGCTCTTGAAGCCGAAAACGCACCAGAAGAAGCAATCATTAAAGCTAAAAAACTCAAGTTGAGTATGAAAGATGAGATCGTTGCTATAGAAACTAGTCTTAAATCAGAAGGTGTAAAATGCTGATTGAAAATGATGTTAAACTTGATTATAAAGATGTATTGATTCGCCCAAAGCGTAGTACGCTATCAAGCAGATCTGAAGTAGAGCTTAAACGAGAATTTAGTTTTCGTAATGCAGAAAACGAGTTTTCAGGTATTCCTATCATGGCTGCTAACATGGATGGGGTAGGTACATTCGAGATGGCAGATGCTCTTGCAAAGCAAAGAGTGTTTACTTGTCTTGTTAAAACGTATTCAGAAACAGAACTAGTTTCGTTCTTTGATAACGGCAATGAAGACTACACTCGTACTAACTATGTTGCTATGAGCATTGGAATTGGTCATGAAGACGAAATGAAATTCCGTAATGTATACGAGCAAGCTGGTGCTTATCTCAAATACGTATGTATTGATGTCGCGAATGGATATACAGAACGTTTCGTCGAGTTCATCAAACACTTTCGTATGAACTATCCGTATATCGTAATCATTGCAGGTAACGTTGTGACTGCAGATCAAACACAGGAGCTTATTCTAAATGGAGCAGACATTGTCAAAGTTGGTATCGGCCCTGGTTCTGTATGCACGACTCGAATCCAAACCGGCGTGGGTTATCCGCAGCTATCTGCTGTTATTGAGTGTGCAGATGCTGCTCATGGTCTTGGTGGCCATATCATTGCTGATGGCGGGTGTAGCACTCCTGGTGATGTAGCAAAAGCTTTTGCTGCTGGTGCTGACTTTGTAATGCTTGGTGGTATGCTTGCAGGTCATGATCAAGGTGGTGGAGAGATAATTAACAGAGCTTTCAAAACCGGCGAGATCCATTATGATAATGGTGATGAAGTCATCGAAACAAAAAAGTTTGTTAAGTTCTATGGTATGAGTTCAAAAACCGCAAACGATAAACACTTCAATGGTCTTAAGGATTATCGTTCTTCTGAAGGTCGAACTGTGTTGACAAAATACAAAGGTGATGTTAATATTACTATACAAGATATTCTTGGTGGTGTTCGTTCTACCTGCACTTATGTCGGCGCAAGTACTTTAAAACAACTATCTAAGTGTGCAACATTTATTCGTTGCACTGAGACACATAACCGAGTTTTTGAAAATTCTACTATTGGTAATTAAGGAGATTTACAATGAGTGATTGGGCAAACGACATGTCGATGATGCACCAGAAGTTCGGTGTTCACGAATGGTTTGAAAAGAATAAGAACGACAAAGAACTTATGACTAAGTATTTTACTTTCCGTTTGAACATGTGTCTCGAAGAACTTCTTGAGACAGGTACAGCTGCTGGGTTACTTCTTAAACAGAAAGATGACGGTAATTTTGCTTTTACCGAAACCAACAATGACTCAGATCCTGAAGAGATCGTTGACGGTCTTATCGATCTCTGCGTCTTTGCTATCGGTACTCTTGACGTGTTTGGTGTTGATGCTAACGAAGCATGGGATAAAGTTTACGCTGCAAACATGAACAAGAATGTTGGTGTGAAAGCAGGCCGACCGAATCCGTTTGGTCTTCCAGATCTTATCAAACCAGAAGGCTGGACTGCACCAAGCCACGAAGGTAACCACGGTGATCTAAAATAATTTGAAAAAAGTTTCGTGGAGGGGTTGACATTTCGTTTGGCATGACTTATATAGATAATGTAGGAACGGAAAGGAAACTCCTCCATGATTACCATCTATCAAATTCGCCTCACTGACGAACAAATCCTTGCTGTTAACGCAGGTCGTGAAGTTGAAGCTTTCGATGTTCGCAATCGTATGCAGTTTGGTTTCGATAAGTCTAAGTTCTCTGAAACTTATCTGAAGCACTACTCGAAAGGTTGGATTGTTGACACTGACAATCTCGAAGAAGCTTTTGAAGTAGCAAACGGTATGGGTGATCGTTACAAAGGTACTCGTGTTGGTCGCTCTTACTCTGCCTCTGTCGGCGATATCTTCGTCAACGAAGAAAATGATTGCTTCATCTGCGATACTTTTGGTTTCGTAGCTGTTGGCCACTACAAGATGGAAGCATAAGCCAATGCTTTCAAAGCAAAACTATTTTTCATCTAAAATGAAAATAGTGGTTGACATTTGCGTAGTAAAGTACTATATTAATAATATAGGAAGACAAAGGAACCTACCATGACTCAGAACCAAATCCTTCTCGCTCAAATCGGTCGCAATCTTATGAAAATGAGTGAATCAATGCCTATGAAAGGCTTGACTGATGCTCAGATTGCTCGCACCAATCGTATGAGCTCGTTTGGCGACGCTCTTACTCGCTTCGGTGCTACCTTCGGTCCTCGCAACTTGAAAGAAGTTCTTGAGCTTGGTGGGGTTTCTCTTGAAGAAGCTCAAGAATTCATCCAGATCGGCAAATAAGGATATATGAAAATGAAAACTCTTCTTGGAACTCTCGGTGTCACTTTTGTGATCATCATCTTTTTTCTAGCTTTTCTTTGGCCACTTGCTATCATCTGGGCAGTGAACACTCTCTTTAGTTTTGGTATTGCGTACACTTTCTGGAATTGGCTTGCAGTTCTTGTTCTTACCATCTCGTTTGGTAAAGCAAATGTTTCTGTGAAAAAAGCTGGTTGACACCACTGTCGAATCAGTATAGATTGATAATAGGAAAAGAAAAGGAAATCCTATGACTCGCACTTCTGCTTATCGTTTCACCGTTCGCATGCTCAACGGCAAAGTTCATCCTGAAGATCAAGCCGCTGTTGATGGTCTTCGTACTGTCGTCAAGCTCGGTAACACCGCTTTTCAGACTCAGCAATATGTAAAGCTGCAGGGTCGTGGCCATCGTATGGGTGTTCGCCGTTACAACCAATCTTTGCCTCTTCCTTTGGCCACTTCGGCCGATGTTTATGTGTACAATCGCTAAGTTTTAGCTTATAATACCTACATCACATCAAAGGATACGTAAATGGATATCGCAGTACTTCAAAATCTTGACAAAATGACTCTCTCGGCTGCTCAAGAAGCGGCTGTTACTTTGATCGACGTTCGTAAAACTAAAAAGATTGTTTTGGATCGCTTGCAACGTGACATCTCAAAAGCACCTACTGCTGCTGAGGTATCTCGCATCATGTGGCAGGTCTATATGTCTGGCACCGGTCTTGGTACCGTTGGTTCTGCTTGGAAAAAGCACTATCGGAGCGTGTAAGATGCCACGTAAAGAAACAGTAGATCATGAAGCAGAAATCCGCTCTCTAGTAAAAATGGCTAAAGTGATGTGCTCTGCTATTGAAAACGAACACGACAAAAAAGTAGTCATTGGTCTATTGACTGATGGCATTTTTCAGCGTAAGCACTATCACACTGGTATGGCTTCTCGAGAAGCAAATAAGCTTCCTAAGGGGCAAGCAGCCACTAAAGAACATTTTTATGGCCGCAAAAAGACTGCCGCAGATCTAGTAGAAATGTTGATTCAAAATCCAGCATTAGATAATGAATTTCTGTTTAACTATGTGAAAACCCGTTGTCAAGTTCATTCTGTAACTAAAAAACAAAACATGGCTCTCCGCAACTTTACAAAAGAGAACCCTGAAGCAACGTGGGAAGAAGCATACACTCGTTGTAATGTGTTGCTCGAGAAAAAAATCGATAGGCGTAAAAAAATCGGTTGACATTCGTTTTGATATGTGTTAAAGCTGGTCTCCTAACAACGGAGACCATTATGATTTTCTACACTGACACCGGCTCAAAATCTGACTTCGATCCTGACCTCGTCAACCGTCTTAACCCAAACACTATGTACATCAAACATCTCGAAAACCTATTCATCCTTAAATTCCTCGAACTCAAATCCGACCAATTCGCAGAAAGAGCTCAGGCTAAAAGGGAAATTGAGATTTGCAACAAAAAACTAAAATTTTGGAAATACAAAATTACTAACCAGGAACTCATCGACGAAAAAATGAAACAACTCAAAATACTCTGGAATTCATAAAAAAACTGGTTGACAACCTTTTTGATATGTGTTAGACTAAAACTCTAACAAAGGAGAATGCTATGTCTTTTACCTACACTCCCACCAATCGTTTTTTCGTCACTAACCCCTACAATCCCGAACTCGATCGGGGCCGCACTCCTTTTACCAAACAACAAACCATCGACTTCATCAACTCCATCGATCCCTCCGAACATAACCACTACGGATATATTCTTATCGCTGAATATACTATCGACGGAAAATACCAATACACTGTCCACTCCTTCGCCCATGACATTTGGACTCCTACCGGTAAAATCAAACGCAACTTCGTCAAATATCTCGATCTGACACCTTATATTGAAAACTACATTCCTACCAACCTCTCTGAAACTACATACGAAAACTGGAATTCACAACATGCTTGAAACTCTTATCGAAACACAATATTTCGAATTGGAACTTCCCTTAGAAGCAGGGGAAGTTTCTAACATTTTTCACTATCATCGAAATCAAGAAAAATATTGGAAAATGTCCAATAAGCCTTTGCGAGCCCTTCGTGAAGGCAAAATTGTTGCAGACTTTTCAAAGTGGTCTGATATAGCAAAAGACTCAAAAGTAAAGTATGTCATTGACAAAAACTCTGATAAGTACACTTGGTTTCCAACGTTTATTATGAGCAAGAAAAACTTGTTCAAGCTTTATGACGCTAGATTTGCAAAAACAGATCAAGGAATGATCGCTGTTATTCAAATTAACGAAGAGCCTTCAGCTATTCAAATCGTAACACCTGAAACTCGTGACGATACTACAGCTGTTTCTATGGGTGAAATTGGCGAGGAAGCCGTGGCATCACACTTCAATGCTCAGCGTTCAGAAGACTGGTATGATAGTGAAAAAGACGGTACAATTGGCGATCTTACATATGAAGTAAAGACGTTCCAACTTAACCATAGATATGAGGGATTTTTGATTGAGCAATCACAATGGCAGAAACTCGATGGAGTTGATATGCTTTTCTTTGTTCGTGTACCAGACAAAGAAGAAGATTTAGCAAAAGCTTATCTGATGATTAATCATAAGACCTGTTATCATCATGAATACGTAAAAGATACGAAACTTCGCTGTTATCCGTTGACAAATTGCCTTTATCAGTTTACAATTGACAAAGATAAGTCGAGTAAAATTCTTGCTCTATCAAAAGAAATTTCAACATGGAGAAAATAATGAGCAATCCTGAAAGTGTAAACGTTCTTCAAGAATGTATTGATTTGCAAACCCGCAAGTCTCGTGATTATCAAAATCCAAACTCGTCTGTAAAACAAGCAGACTATTATCCTAATGGTGTTCAAACGATTTATGATGTGATGCATGGTAAGATGCTTCGCATGAAGTCTGTTATGGAAGCGATGCAAAGCAAAGGTTATGATCCGAACTTTGAAAGTCTCGAAGACAGCGCTAAAGATCTAATCAATTACGCAAGCTTCTTTGTTTCATATTGCCGTAATGGTATTCAAGGCCAAGCACCAGGCCGTGATATCTTTAATAAAGAAATTAAAATTGAAGATCGTCCTGCTCTTGGTGATGCCAATGCAAACAGTAAGTGATATTCGTAAGCACTTTATTGAAGAATTGAAAGCCGAACGTTTTACTACAGATAAAACCGGCCAAAAAACTATCGAGATCATCGGTGCAAGCTTCCTTGCCGATGAGTCTTCAATCTTTGGTACTCCTAATAAAGAGTACATCGATAAAGAAATCTCTTGGTACGAGTCTATGTCGACCAACATCTATGATATTAACAAAGAGTCGGGTGCAGATGCCCCGGCTGCTTGGCGTTATGCAGCAGATAAACATGGTAACATCAACTCGAATTATGGTCATCTGATCTTTAGTCCTAAGTATCATTATCAATTCATTCATGCGTTTGATGAACTATGGGCAAACCCAGACAGTCGTCGAGCTCAGATGGTGTATAATCGTCCTGAAATCTGGGTAGAATTCAACGAAGGTGGTAAGTCAGATTTCATCTGTACTAATGCTCAAACCTTTTACATTCGTGATGGCAAACTTCATATGGTGTCACAAATGCGTTCAAATGATGTCGTGTATGGTTACAAGAATGATTATGCTTGGGCTCGATATCTCATGGACAAGTTCATTCATCAATGGAACGAGATGGCTGCTATCTATGCAAAACATGGTGAAATCTCAAGAGGTGATTTGATCTGGCAGGTAATGAACTTGCACGTATACGAACGTCATTTCGACTTGGTGAAATAACATGGATGAAATAGATTTTAATTCAGTAAAACTTACTTCAGACCATAATCTTTTTGGAAAGTATACGATCATCACTCCACCAAAAATGGCTTGGAAATGCGAACTTCATTCTAGTACATATTTTCATGTTTCAGAAGGTAAACAACCAAACGCGTTTCATCGCTTTATGCAAAGATTGTTCTTTGGTGTTAAGTGGTCAAGAGTAGATGACTGATCAAGAACGTTATCATGAATACATACTTCGTCGTACAAAGGAGTCAGATGAATTGAATAATCTAAAAGAATACCCTTATCCCAAGTGGGATTTCCGTTTTCTCAAGCTTGCAAAAGAAATTTCTACTTGGAGCAAAGACCCTTCAAGCAAGATTGGCGCAGTCATTGTAAATGATGAGCGTCGTATTCTTGCTACTGGATATAACGGGTTTCCTCGTGGCATCGCAGACACGCATGAGCGTCTGAACGATCGTGAAGAAAAGTATCCTCGTATTATCCATGCTGAGATGAATGCTCTTATGAATGCCTTGTATAGTGGTGTATCTGTTAAAGGTGCTACATTGTACGTCTATGGTCTTCCAGTTTGTTCTGATTGCACTAAATCTGTTATTCAATCTGGTATTAAACGTATCGTTCTTTCTCCTCCAGAATTGGCTCCAGAAAAGTGGCGTGAAGCTTGGGAAAAGATTTCTGAACCTATGTTTAGAGAAGCTCGAGTAGATATCAGCAAGATCATTTTTGATTAATCATGCAAGATGTTATCGTCGTAGGGATTAATCCCTCGAGTGGCAAACAAAATAAAACGAGTCCATCCATCAAGAAATTAAATTGTTGGATGGACTCGTTTGGTATAGATTACTATTCTTTTACGAATGTGATCCATCAAACTGGTGCGTACAAACAATCTTTTGTTGACAAAAATGCACTTTTATGTTACATTAAAGGTTATAAAAAGGTGATAGCGCTCGGACCGTTCGTGTCAAAAACGCTAAATAGTATCGGTGTTGACCATTACACGATGCCTCATCCTTCTCCTTTAAATCGACAGCTTAACGATAAAGAATATGAAGCGATGAAACTTGAAGAATGCAAAAAATTTATGGAGTCGGTATGAAAAAAATTCTTATTACTGGTATGAACAAACTCCAATGCTCTAAAGATTTCTTTCTAAATCAAGAGCTTAAGGTTGTTCCATCACATTATTCTCTTATTCGTTGCCTCGAGGATATGGGGTATGAGGTAGACCAGAGGCCCGTCAGCCTTGGAGAGGACCTCTCTGGGTACGATGAAGTAATCGTTTATATCCACAGCATCCAAGCATTCTGTCAGTATCTGTGGGCAGGGTTATATGCTGTTTATGCGCGTCCTAACTGTATTATCGCCTTTGATGATTGGCAATTCAATCAGATCTATGGTGCTATTCAGACCTATCAAGAGAAGATGGAAGAAGACGATCCGGGTATTTTCCGTGATTATCTCTTTGATCTTTGGCAAGGTACTGAAGATAAAGAAACAGTCATGAAGTACAAGGACATTTATATCGAAGCTTGCAAGATTATTACAAGCAAGAGCAATCGTCTTCTCGTAAGTGCATTTTCTGGTGGTGATCTTGGTCTTCTGAATCTTGGATGGAATCCAGAAAACGTTTATCAGTACAATCCAAATCCTTATCATTTGAATCGTCGTGCTGATAACTCATATGGCACCGGAGAAGTTAGTCTTGCAAGCTTCTTTGATGACGAGATTGAAAAAGAATTTAAATGGAATTTCGCGTCTCTTGTTCAAGAGAAAACGCGTAAATGGCTCAAAGCGCAGCAACCTGAAAAGTGGAAGTGGGAAATTATTTACTATGGCGCTAAGCGTGGTAAGTATAAGTCGGAGCGTAAAACCGAACCCGAAATGGTAAAGGTCTTCGAGAAGCAGTGGGGATGCCTGATGCCAGGATATTTCCATGCCGGATCGGGATGGTGGCGAGCACGCCCGCTGCAGGTTGCTGACGCTGGGTCTATCATTATTGGTGACAAACCAGAAATGATGGTGTACTATAAAGATGAGGCTCTTGCTGGTCTCAGAGTTCAAGATGTAGAAGCTATGGATCTGTCTCAGCTTAAAGCAACAGCAAAAGCTCAACGTGATGCCATCTATGATATTCATCCTCTAGATAAAAAAGTACAACAAGAAGAATTGAAGAGGATCCTCGAAGCATGAATATTTTAGTTGTTGGAGCTGGTTTATCTGGTGTAACGATTGCTCGTGAGCTTGCAGAAGCAGGTCATATTGTAGATGTGATTGATAAACGCGATCACGTTGCCGGTAATGCTTATGAATACATAAACGAGTATGGTATTCGAGTACACAAATATGGCCCTCATCTGTTCCATACAAGCAATAAAACTGTATTCGATTGGCTGAGTAAATTTACTGAATGGGCAGAACACCGTCATAAGGTAAAAGCTCAGCTTCAGGATGGCCGTTACGTAACTCTACCAGTTAACAAAGAAACTAAAGAAATTGTTGGTGAAGAAAACGTTCTTGATATTTTCTTTAGACCCTACACAAAGAAAATGTGGGGTGTAGAACTCGATGAACTCAATCCAGAGGTTATTAATAGAGTTCCTATCCGTGATGATATGAATGAGTATTACTTTCCTAATGATGAGTATCAAGCTGTTCCTCTTCATAGTTATACAGACATGGTAAATAACATTCTATCGCATATCAACATTACTGTGAAGTTAAACACTTCTTATGATAAAGGTATGAACGCGCATTACGATCACGTATTTAACTCGATGCCAATCGATGAATACTTTGATTTTAAATATGGTCATCTTCCTTATCGCTCAATTAAATTCGAGACAGTAACTCTGCCAATCTCAAGTGCTCTACCAGCTCCGACAGTAAACTTTACTCATGACGGGCCAAACACTCGAGTTACTGAATGGAAAAAAATTGCTGCGCATGGTTCGAATAAATATTACACAACGCTTACTTTTGAAGAGCCTTGCGATTATAAAGATAATAACATGGAACGTTATTATCCAGTCAAAGATCGTGACGGTAAAAATCGTGAGCTTTATGAAAAATATAAAAGTGAACAACCAGAGCACATGACCTTTATCGGCAGATGCGGACTCTACGCATATTTGGATATGCATCAAGCCGTAAGTTCTGCTCTGGCAACAGCGAGAAAGTTTTTATCATGAGCGAATTTACCCATGCAAGTATTGTGCCTTTGATTGGTGGAGAAACTATCGGATCACACAGAGCGTTCGGTGCACCACCAATTCATTTTATGTCATATGAAGCTTTTGCTGCTAATGACAAGCACATCTTAAATTATTACGAAAACAAAATCCCCTACTATGTACTCGATAAAGGAATGTCTCCTCCAGTAAATGAGAAGGCAGATGTTGTTGCATCTGTTTGCCCTTGTGCCGGTCTGTCCATGATGTCGCATGGTTATGGAGACGACAACGAGAATAATAAATGGATGATAGAAACCACAAAGTACATTCTCGGCGATTATAAACCAAAGGTTCTTTGGGGTGAGAATGCTCCAGGTTTTGCCGGTAAGATCGGTAAAAACATTCGTGAAGAACTCAAACAGATTGGCAAAGATAACGGATACACTATGTCTGTTTATCGTACTAAATCTCTTCTTCACGGTGTTCCACAGGTTCGTGAAC